TAGCAGTTTAAAGAAATGGTTAACAGTTAACCAACAGTTTATAAGAGACAATGGGTTTATTTATTCTCACTTTGGAAGAAAGAGAAGATTACAAAATGCCCAATCAAGAGACAGAGCTATTGCGTCACACGAAGTAAGAAGTGGTATTAACTTCCTAGTTCAGTCAGTAGCTTCAGACATCAATTTGCTTGCCGCGATTGAAATGAATGAATGGATTAAGAAGTCGGGTTCTAAGGCTAAGATATTTGCTTTAGTTCACGACTCCATTCTTGCTGAAGTACCAGAGGACGAGATAGAAGAATATAGTAACAAATTGAAAGAATGTGTACAAAGAGATAGAGGAGTAAACATTCCAAACGCCCCTGTAGGTTGTGACTTTGAAGTAGGTGACGACTACAGTATGGGTAAATTTGAAGCAAAGTATGCGGGTATGTAATGACCCCTGTAGAATACTTTGCTACACTACACTTCCCTTTGTATGTTTTACATACTGACGAAGTAGTAGAATCAGATGGTATTCTGTGGATAGAAGACCAAGTCTTAGATGACAAAAATATGAAGGGCGATACTCTCGGAAAGAGAAGATTACAGACGCCTATGAAAAGTATTTATCCTCTTAAAGTGATGATAAAAGATATAATTGGACTAATTAAACATGAAGGACAGTTCTATATTGATTCATCAGGAGAGTTCATTAGATACAACAAAACACTAACTACTGAATTAAAATATCACAAAATAAAAAGAGTAGTTAAAAAACGGTTTGGACAAGTAGTATTATGGGTAAAGGATTGTCCTTTTCCATTTGATATAGAAAGACCACCCGCTGAAGGGCTTAGCTGGGTTGGATTATTATACTACCAAGGTCTACCGTGGTTGCCCTATGAATTTTGTGAAAATAAGAAAAAAGATACATGGAGAAAAATATGATAGATATTATCTTACTACCGTGGACACTATTCAAATACCTTTTCTCTTTAGTTATGTGGGGAAGTTTATTTGGTGGTATCTACTGGATTATTAGGGAGCATATAACATGGAAGTAGTAATTTATAGCAAACCTAACTGTCCATATTGCACTATGGCAAAAAATCTTGCAGAGATGAAGGGCTGTGATGTAACTTACTTAAGTCTAGCAGAAGATTATGACTTTTCTACTTTTAAAGAGAAGTTTCCAACTGCTAGAACATTCCCACAGATTACTGTGGACGGAGAGAGTATTGGTGGGTACACCGAACTTGAAAAAATATTAAACTAATGGCGATTTGGGAAATGAAAAGACAAGACAGCATAGACGAGCAGATGAAGAAAGCATGGGAATTGCTTGATTCTGAAGATGACTTAAGAACAAAAATTAATCAAAGAATGGATATGCTGCAATATCTGATGGAAAATCAGTACCATCTTGATAGACCAGATGAGGTCTATGACTTTACTCTAACAATCTCTAAGTTTTGGAGTGCGCTAGATGAAGGAGATAGGGAATATATTCAATGTTCTCAAGACGCTTGTGAAGACAAGAGGCCTTGGAAATGAAGAAGATATTAGAAACTCCTTATTATTATTGGCATGAGTATTTACCAAAATCTTTATGCAACGCAATAGTAGAAGAAGGAGATAAATTAAGAATCGACCAAGCAGGTATCAAAGATGAAAACACTATTGACAAAGAAGCTAGAGAAACTAAAGTAGGTTTCTTCCCTAGACAACATTGGGTAGAAAGTATAGTAGCAAATGTAGTTCAAATGTCAAACGTACAGGCAAAGTGGAATTTTGCTCTTGATAGTGCTGAAGCAGTTCAGTATGGAGTCTATGATGAAGGTGCATATTATAAGTGGCATAGAGATGATGACCATCTTATTAGTTATAATAGAAAGTTATCAATTACTGTGCAACTTACTGACCCAACACATTATAGTGGTGGTGATTTTAAAATGTGTAACTTTTATAATGAAGAATTACCATATGACCCAAAATTAAGAGGACAAGGTACAATCATTGTGTTTCCATCACTTCTTCGACATACTGTAGAGGAAGTTACTAGAGGAACTAGAAAAAGTTTAGTTCAATGGTATAGTGGTCCTGCATGGCAGTAGGATTCACATGTGGTGCTTTCGATTTACTTCATGCAGGGCATATTGCTATGCTCAAAGAAGCAAAATCAAAGTGCGACTTTTTAATAGTAGGGTTACAAGTAGACCCTACGCTAGATAGACCGCATAAGCATAAACCAGTGCAGTCTATTTATGAGAGATGGCTACAGCTTTCAGCAGTAAAGTATGTAGACCAAATTATTCCATATGATAGCGAGTCGAGTTTACTTGATTTACTACATTCAACCGAGATTGATGTAAGATTTGTTGGAGAAGATTACTTTCCAAATAAACATTTTACTGGTCGGGAGTTGGATATTCCAATAGTATATACAAGTAGGCAACACTCGTTTTCAAGTACAGAGTTAAGGAAGAGAATAAGTGAAGATAGTAGTAACGGGAAGTGAAGGTTTTATAGGCAAACAACTTTGCAAAGAACTGGAGCCTCGTCATAAAGTTATTCGGTGGGATAAAAAATTAGGTAAAGATATAAGAAATTTTTATATCAATGGCGCAGACTATGTAATACATTTAGCTGGTCTAGCGAATATACCTGAAAGTATTAACAACCCGCAACTTTATTGGCAAGAAAATGTTAGGAATACAACTAAGATACAGAGACATTGTAGGCGTTCTCTTACTCCTTTAATTTATGCCTCTTCTTCATGTATACATCAATGGTATTTATCTCCATACGGAATGAGTAAAAAAGTAAATGAGGAAACTGCTTTTGAGAATCAGTATGGATTAAGATTTACAACAGTATATGGTAATACTGACAGAGAAGAAATGTTTGTTAGTAGAATTTTGAATGGCAAATTAGAGTATGCAACTTCTCATATTAGAGATTTTGTTCATGTAAAAGATGTAGTTCAAGCCATAATACAAATAATGTACAGGTCTTTATCAAAAGATAATGAAATGTGCAGAACATATGATATAGGATTAGGACGGGGTTATAAAGTATCAGAACTAGCAAAGTTGGCAGGCTATGACGTTCCTGAAGTAGCAGGAGAAGAATATGAAGCCGAAGATAATACGGCAGATTTAACGAACATCACGGAGATAGGCTGGAACCCCACAATAGACATAGTAGACTTTATAAAAAATGAAAGCGGTAATAAGTAACAGAATCTTTTTAGAAACCACACCCGAACTCGAACAAAAAATCGAGGCAAAACTTACTTATACATTACCGCCTCGTATGCCTCTTGACCCACCTATAATTATAAAAACAATTAGAACTGTTCGACCAGGTTTGGTTTCCATACCTATTGGAAGAATGGATTTAATCCCAGACGATTATGAAATAGTCGATAAAAGAATTACCTCATCGGTAGAACTACCAGACTTTAAGTTTGATTTACGACCTTCGCAACAGGCGGTCTATTCTGAGATACAAGACAATGCTATAATTAACGCATGGGTCAGTTGGGGAAAGACATTTACAGGTTTAGCTGTGGCTGGAAAGCTTGGTCAGAAAACACTTATAGTTACCCACACTACTAACTTACGTAGTCAGTGGGAAAAAGAAGTAAAGAAAGTCTACGGATTTACGCCAGGCACAATCGGGGGCGGTGTCTTCAACACTGAGCCACCAATCGTCTGCGGGAATATTCAGACTTTATACCGAAGAATCGAGGACATAAAACATCTATTCGGAACTATTATTTTAGATGAAATGCATCATGTTAGTAGTCCGACTTTTACTAGAATTATAGATGAAATGCCCGCAAGATATAAGATAGGACTCACAGGAACTCTGGAGAGAAAAGATGGCAGACATGTTATCTTTAGAGATTACTTTAGTAATCATGTATTAAAACCACCTAAAGAAAACTTTATGGTGCCATCTGTTGATATTATAAAGTCTGGAATACGCTTTTTAGATGGTAGCGCAACCCCTTGGGCAGAGAAAGTTAATCATCTTTGTTTCAATGCTGACTACATAAAAAGTGTGAGTCTGATAGCTGCCAAGTACGCAGCGTTAGGACACAAAGTATTAGTAGTATCTAATCGAGTACACTTTCTTAAGACTTGTGCTAAATTAGTAGGAAATAATGCTATACATATCACTGGTGATATGGACTTTAAAACAAGGGAAGATACAATAAAACTATTGCAAGTAGATAAAGATGTGTTATTTGGAACTCAGTCTATTTTCTCAGAAGGAATATCAGTTAACGAACTAAGTTGCATTATATTGGCTACCCCAATAAATAATGAACCTTTACTCACTCAGTTAATTGGTAGAGTTTTGAGAAAGCAAGAAGGCAAGCTAGATCCAAAGGTAGTGGACATTCATCTTGTTGGTAGAACTGCTGCACGGCAAAACAATGCCCGTCTAGGGTACTACATGAAACAGGGATATGAAGTTCATACATTATAACCATCGAAAAATACTTCTTGACAACAATTCAAATTAGTGTTATAATATATGTTACGATATAATTGGGAAAGAATAATGAAATTAAGCAATGGAAAGATTAGTAACATAATTACAATCCTTCGTATGCTTACATATAATCAAATACCGAAGAACTACTACGATGATTGCTACAAGTATTATGGCAAGAATCTAACTGGTAGTAGTTTTATATTGAATCCTAAACAACTCTTAGAGATTGGTAGGACTTATAGTGATAGAGAAGTAGTGGAGTATGCAGGTGTCGCGTCGTTCCGCTCTCTCGGTTATTATCATCAAACGAAAGACACCACTTTAGACCTCATGCACTTAGATGTGTCTGAGGACATTATATATAATAATAGACTACTTGACATAAAAGCGAACCGAGTTCACTTTTTATTCGAGAAGCCACTTACAGGAGAAGAAAATGGCAATAAAATTTAATCAGAGCAAAGGCTCAGCACAAAAAGAAAAAGTAGAATCTTATGTCTACACAGGTAAAGAGAATCATCACGTTAGACTCGTAGGTGATTTATTACCAAGATATTTATACTGGATTAAAGGAGAGAACAATAAGAATCTTCCTTTAGAATGTTTAGCTTTCGATAGAAATACCGAAACTTTTAACAACAAAGAGACAGACCATGTTCCATCTTACTATCCAGACCTAAAATGCGCCTGGTCATATGCTATTCAATGTATTGATTACAGCAATGACGAACCAACCATTAAAATCTTTAATCTAAAGAGAAAACTCTTTGACCAAATCATGACCGCTTCCGAGGATTTGGGCGACCCAACTGACCCAGTAACTGGGTGGGACGTATACTTTAAAAGATTAAAGACTGGCCCACAGGTGTTTAATGTAGAGTACCAATTACAAGCTCTTAAATGTAAACCAAGAGCTTTAGATGATAACGAACAAGCATTAATTGCAGACCTTAAGTCTATGGACGATGTTCTTCCTAGACCTACAGCAGATGCTCAGTTAGAGCTTCTTAAAAGAGTCGCAGAAGGTGAAGGAAGCATGAATGATGACGTTTCATCAGAGTTTGACGTGGAGTAACAAAATGATTGGAGTTGGACATACATTTCCCGCCTTTACTTTACAAGGCGTAAACGAAAAGAATGAACTTGTTAGTGTTTCGGTAACAAACAACTACGAGCCATTAAAACATGATTACACTGTGGTATATTTCTATCCAAAGGACTTTACCTTTATCTGCCCGACAGAAATTGCAGGTATGGATATGTTAGTACATGAAGCAAATGTAATCGGTATTAGCGGAGACAATGAGTTTTGCAAATTAGCTTGGAAGCAAACTAATGAAGCAATTGCAAATATTCAACACCCACTTGCTTGTGACGCTATGTTAAAACTATCTTCAAAACTAGGAATAGTAAATGAAGATGAAGGTGTCTGCTATAGAGCAACTTTTATTATTGATAAAAATTGTACTATTCAGCACGTTAGTATCAATGCACTCGACACTGGTAGAAATGCAAGTGAAGTTCTTAGAACTTTACAAGCTATTAAAGCTGGTGGTCTTACAGGTTGTGAATGGCAACCAGGAGATGAGTTACTTTGATTCTATTTACAGCCGATTGGCACATCAAACTAGGGCAAAAGAATGTTCCTCTACCTTGGGCTTGCTCAAGATATGAAATGTTCTTTGAAGCCATAGAAGATGCAATAAAAGAACATAACGTACACTTACACATCATTGGAGGTGACCTGTTTGACAGGTTACCTTCTATGGACGAGTTAACTCTTTATTTTGATTTTGTTAAACAATGCTCAGTAAGAACTATCATTTATGATGGCAACCACGAAGCAACTAGAAAGAATCAGACATTCTTTAACAATTTAAAAAGAGTTACAACAGAGTTAAATCCTCTAGTTTCAGTAGTAACAGAAACTTACCGTGAAAAAGATTGGGCTATACTTCCATATGCAGATTTGCATAGAAAGAAAAGTATAGAAAGTATTGATGCAAAATACTTATTTACTCATGTTCGTGGAGAGATACCACCTCATGTAGTACCCGAAGTAGACTTAGAAAGATTTGATAAATTTGACACAGTATTTGCTGGAGATTTACATGCACACGAGAATACTCAACGTAATATTGTATATCCAGGTAGTCCTATGACTACATCATTTCATAGAAATGAAGTAAAAACTGGTTATTTAATTATAGATAATGATTGGTCATGGACATGGCACGAGTTTTATCTACCACAGCTTATTCGTAAGACAGTAGACAATCCAGATGAAATGGTACAAACAGAGTATCATCACACAATCTACGAGATTGAAGGCGATGTTCAAGACTTAGCAAAAGTAAAAAATTCAGATTTATTAGATAAGAAAGTCGTTAAAAGAGAGTTAGATGCAACACTCGACCTAGAAGATTTAAGTATAGAAGAAGAACTACATAAGTATCTTACAGAAATACTGAAGATAGAGAACACAGATAAAATAATAAAGGTTTTTAATGATTATTCTAAAGAATTTGCAATGGAGTAACTGTTTTTCCTACGGAGAAAAGAATGTCTTAGATTTATCAAAGGCAACTCTTACTCAACTTGTAGGAACAAATGGTGTGGGAAAATCCTCGATTCCCTTAATACTGGAAGAGGTGCTGTTTAATAAGAACAGTAAAAATGTAAAGAAAGCGGATATCGCCAATCGTTATGTAAATAAGGGTTATGATATTACGCTTGACTTTTCTGTAGATGGAGACGAATACACTATTGAGGTGATTCGTAGAGCAAATATTAAGTGTAAATTAGTGAAGAATGGAGAAGATATATCTTCGCACACCGCTAGCAACACTTACAAAACTCTTGGGGATATTCTCGGAATTGACTTTAAAACATTCACACAGCTAGTTTATCAAAATACAAACGCGTCTTTGCAGTTTTTGACTGCTACGGACACTAATCGCAAAAAATTCTTGATTGACTTGCTGAAACTTGATGAATACGTCAAATATTTCGAGATATTCAAGGAAGCTGTACGAACCGAATCTATGTCCTTAAATCGTATAGACTCAAAAATTGATACTATCGCAAAATGGTTAAAAGACAACAAATTAGATGATATCTCACTACTTCCAAAAATGGATTTACCATTTTACTCGGAAGAAGACGAGAAGTCTTTACGTTCTTTACAGATAGAAATGGAAAATATCACCGAAAAAAATAAAAAAATTACAAAAAATAATTATTGGAAAGAGCAACTGAAATCCATAAAATTAGTAGACGTAGAAGGGGAGATAGAAGACTATGATGAACTTCAGTCCCAGCTGGGTCAGTGGAGGGCAGCTGCAAACAAGAGTGTATTCTCAGGAACAGACGAACCTGTATGCCCTACATGTTTACAGGAAGTTGATACAAAGTTAATACAAAATATACAAGAAAAGCAACAAGCTAAGAAAGACGCTGCGGCGTCTAGAGTGGTAGAACTAAATGCTCAAATAGAAAAGATTAAGAGCAAAAATGCAGAAATACAAGACGCAAAGAGAAAAGAAAAACAATGGGAAGAGATTTATCGTAGTATAGATGAAAGTCTCCCCGTTCACTTGATAAACGAAGATGATTTACAAGTATCTATAAATGAGTTAGAAAGTAAAATATCTGAGAGTAGAAGAAAACTTGAAGAAGTTATCGCAGAAAATAGTCGTAGAGATAAGCACAATACTCGTATTGGTATTATACAAGAGCAGACAGAAGAATTTGAGAATCAATTTGATGAACTTAACGACAAATTGAATAAAACAGAAGAACAATTACAGATTCTTGAGCTTCTCAAAAAGTCTTTCTCTACAAACGGACTACTCGCGTATAAGATAGAAAACATGGTAAAGAGTCTCGAGAAGATGACAAACGAGTATCTTTCCGAGTTTAGTGATGGAAGATTCTCACTTAACTTCGTCATACAAAGCGATAAGTTAAATGTCGAAGTATCAGATAATGGTAAAGTTATAGATATATCAGCACTTTCATCTGGTGAGTTAGCGAGAGTAAACATCGCAACACTAGTCGCAATCAGACGCCTCATGAGTAGTATTTCGAGAAGTCGCATAAACGTTCTATTTCTTGACGAGGTTAACCAAGCCTTAGATGAACAAGGAAAAGAAAAAGTAGTAGAAGTTCTACTAAAAGAAGAAGAATTAAACACTTATTTAGTATCACACGGTTGGACACACCCATTACTAGATAAGGTAGAAATAATAAAAGAGGATAACATATCTTCTTTACAACAATAGGAATTACAAATGGCGATTACATTTAGTGACATGACAGAAGAATTAGTAAATGATAATTTACTAATAGTAGATGGTCTGAATATCGCATTTAGATGGCTACACAACCGTAATCGTGCCGCTTCAGGGTGGAGATACGGTTTTGACTATGAAACAGAATATATAAGAACAGTCAAGAGTTTGGCAAAGTCTTATAACTGTGCTAACATAGTAGTTTTGGGAGATGGTGGTAGTTTTTATCGAAAAGAGTTATACCCAGAGTATAAAGCAAATCGTAAAGACAAACTAGCAGAACAAACTCCTGAAGAACAAAAAGAATTTGAGGCTTTCATAAAAGAATTTGATACAACCATGAAAGCACTCAAAACAAAAGAAGATGCTTTAACACTTCGTTTTCACGGAGTTGAAGCTGATGATATAGCTGCTTATATCTGTATGCACAGAGAGCAGTTAGGATTTGATAACATCTGGCTAGTATCCTCAGATAAAGACTGGGATTTACTAGTAGATGAACACATTAGTCGATTTTCAACAGTAACGAGAAAAGAAACAACACTTGATAATTGGGACGAGCATTATGACTTTGAACCCGACCAGTATATTACCTTTAAGTGTCTTACAGGAGATAAAGGAGATAATGTACCAGGAGTTGATGGCATAGGGCCTAAGAGGGCAGTAACTCTTATGTCCGAAATGGGAGATATTTTTGATATTGCCAATTCGTTACCGCTTGAAGGTCGCTATAAATATATACAGAATCTAAATGAGTTTGGAAGTGATGCATTATTGCTCAATGTAGAACTCATGGATTTGAAA